TCACCTTTCTTAGCCACTTCCGGTGAAACCGCCTGACCCGGGACACCACCAAGAGCCGCAGCCAACCCACGGAGAATATCCCCTGCAGACTTCTTGCGCTTCTTCTTGTCCTTGTTGTGCCACATATTGAGGCAGATGGCAACAGATTGATCCTGGGGCTTACCCTCGACCTTCCTGTTCTGATGCATGCAATCATCCATCCACTTCTGCTTGTCCGAATACTTCGATGGATTAGGCATCGTACAACTCCTTACTGAGTCTTATCACTCGGTATGTCACTCGTGGTCGGGGGAGTCTTGCCACTACCGTTACCGTTGGCCTTCGTCTCACCGTAGTACTGCGCCGCCTTCGCACCAAGTGTTAAAGCGATGAGCATAGCTTCCTCAGAACCCATACTGACGAACCCGCACCCCTTGACCATCGCTACTATGTTCTGGGCCACCCATACACCCATGATGGTCGAAACGACAATCATCGTCGCCACCCGCATCATGCTGATCTTGCCGCCGCGCTGACCCTGCAGGAAACCTATCATAGTCTATCTCCTTCTACCCTGGTGAACAACTCTCTGAGTTCAGAGATGAGCACCTGCCGCTATCTCTCCGATTTCAAGAAGTTTCTTCATCATAAGCTGGTCAGCAACTACCACAGCCTCCAATGCATCCTCAAGGCCTTTCGGAGAATGCATCTCCTGCTTCGCATCCTTGACTATCTTAGAGGCACTCTCAAAAACACTGATGTACTTGTCAAACATCTCATCGTACAGACTGGTATCCTTATCCCCACCCTTGGCCCTGGACTCATCCATGTACTCTTTGAAGCTACGGATACGCACACCCTTGCCCGGGAGGTAGATGCCCGTAGCAAGCCTGTCAGCCAATGCCACATAACCCTTGTCACGCAAAGTCGAGGCACACTTGGCGATCACCTGGGCAGCCATACGCACCCCGCGGAGATGCTCCTCTTCCTTCACAGCCCTGTCAAGAAGATCCTTGAACATCTTCTTCCTCACCGGATCAGTTTCATTATCATACTGATCTTGAAAGAAATCGACCGAGTGCATGCCCTTGTGAAAATACGGCCCCAACTTGCTTACAGGAAGGGGTTTATCCATCTGGTACCGTTTGTGAGTGATTTTACCCGTAGTCGGGTCGATGTCCTCGTAACGGTCACCCTCCTGTAGCATCTTCTCAGAGTAGTCGATGGTACGGACCGAACCAGGTACCGGGCTTCCCCTTGAGTGACGCAGTCTATCTTTCAGCTTGAACGGCTCAAGACCAAGCATGGAAACAACGTCACGTATGCGTGATGCGTACTTATCCATGCCGGACTTCTCAAACTTCTCCATCAAGGCCTCAAGAGTCGGTACCACTTCAGAAGATGCATAACGCCGACTGTGACGATATAGATCACGATCACTATCATCAGGAGGCTCAGGATAATCCTTGATTTTTTCATTCTTTGGATTCTTGAGGAAAGCTTCGAAGAACTTCTCAACGGTTTTCTTTACCCACTCGTTGATTTGTGCATCCCCACCCAATTTGCTTAACTCTATTTTCTCAAGATGTTCGCCATCGGTATCGACTAACACCAAAGCCACGTCTTTCTCTCCCTCAGACAGCTTCTGAAGCTGGGCCATCGTAAACGTGGGTATCTTGAAGAAAGTAGGAACATTCTTCTTACCCCACTTGTGAAGGTCATCACCATCGATTGACTCTTCGGGGTTATCGATGTTCAGGCCATCTGCAACAGTCTTACCATTCTCATCGACCAACTCAAGGGCAAACATGTTCTTGGGGATCTCAACCGTGAAGGGGTCATCTGTCCAATACTGCGGATCACCATCATGGCCTTTAGCATATCCAGCAGAACGTGTCGAATGGGCCTTAGGGGATACAGTCATGCCACGCCTCCTGATTTCTCAAAGTACTTCCTCAAGTGGCCATCAAAATACTTGACTTTACTTGCAGGAAGAAAACTCTTCAACCCGCCCACGTAATACGAGAACGAATCCGCCCAATCATCCAAAGGATTACGCTTCGCATAGAACCTCGTGTATCCAGCATCAGGATTATACCACCACTCCCCAATAAGCTTCGGTGACCCAGGTTCCTCGATGATCAACCTCTTCAACCCAGCCTTTGGTTCCTGTGACCACCCCGAAAGCGACAGCCACTCCGGCTGTATGCTCAATTCTTTGATGTCAGTTCCGTTTGCCTCATCCCACCCGTGGCCAAGTTCGTGGAAGAAAGTCTGGTCGAACTTGTTGAGCGTATTCCCGCTCTCTGGATCTAACTCCAACGTGTCCTTATCGTCAAGAATACGCGAATTCAGGACAAGGGTGCCGTTACTATACACGCCATGGTTCGGGTAATACTTCTTCGAAGGACCCATGTCTTTGAACGCCATAGACGTGATACCACAATCCTTCACAAGGCTTGCAGGGAGTCTCTTCAAACCATCATGCAGGGCATGAAGACACTCCGGATCGCTGTCCTCGGGGATAGTAATACCGTAGTCTGATGCCACATTTGACACTATGGCATCCTTATCAGAGGACTCCAATAACTCGTAAGCAAGACGCCGCAACTTACGTGCGGTGTTGACAGTAAGCACACGGCACCCCTTTCGGGTGTAGATACTGACTATATGCGAAGATTAACAGAGTATCAAATGAAAAGGCGACCTTAAAGGTCGCCTCGTATCAGGATGCAAACTTGAGTGGTCAGTATCCTTGAGAACGACCCGTGAACGGATAATAGAATGTCGTCCCGGTGCCCTGCATATTGCGTATGCGGGCGAATGACACGTCTTTCACATTGTTCTTTGCGTACGTGCTATCGACCACATCGCCTTGGGAGTTACCATTGTCGGTGTCACGCAGTCCGTAGAGACCGTTGACCCCCGGCGCACTGTTGTTCACTCCCTGCTGACTTACTCTTTCGTCTGCCATCATAGAACTCCTGATGAGTTTCTCTTACACAGATGCCAGACACATGAGAAGAGTATTTTGTATTGACAAACAATAGAACACAAAAACAAGAAGGCCCTCGGATTTCTCCGAGGGCCTCCCTAAATCAACCGCCTACCGTTTGGTTAGCGGGCGATCTTCACACGGCACAGGGCGAGCGGGTTGTAGCAGCCGATGCCCAGGTTCTCGAAGATCGAGAATCCGATCCTGCGAGCCTTGGGGTCGTCCGCCGACAGCACCGTCAGTTCCGTACGGACCGGGATACGGCCGAAGAACTCGGGCTCTGCGCAAACGTACACGTAACCGCGTGCAACCTTCCTCGACACGATGACCTGGGCGCCCCACAGAGTGGCCAGCATCCCACTCTTGAGCAGCGTTGCCTGGCTCTCGAGGTCGAGAACTTCACGTCCCCACTTCCTCAGGTCGGCGAAGTCCAGGGCGTTCATGAAGACGCGGGCGACCCTGAGGTCGTGCGTTTCGATGCGCGCGAAGGCGTCGATGAGGTTGGCGGGAACCAGCGGTGCCACTGCGTTGACCTGCGCGTTGGTGTAGGCTGCGCCGAGGTTATCGAAACCATTGGCGGCAACCGCATCCAGCACGTCGAACACCCTTCCATCCTCGGCGGCCTGAATCTGGACCTTGCCCAGATCCTGGATACGCTCGATGATGTCGAACCGACGTTCCTTCACCTGGGTGATGGGAACTTCCGGGTTGGACGCAAGCTCGAACAGCGGGAAGGTCACCCTGCGGCTCTTAGCGACCGCGAGGATGTTCTGACCCTCTTCGCCGACCACGAACGCTGTGATGTTCGGGTCCTTGTCGTAAATCGGAAGGGCACCGTCCGGGAGCTGCTCGACCAAGAAGGCCTTACGCGCCACAGACGTGTAGTCTCTCCGGATACGGAGAGGCTGGATCATCGACGCAGCCACTTTGGCGCGGCCTGAGCCGGTCATCATGTAGCTGTTGACGATTTGCTGCTTGACTTCGTTGCTGATTGTGTCAGCCATGTTCGTTCCTCCTGTTTACTTTCACCGTTCCTTGACCCAATCCCCACATGGGGCGGGATGGACCGATGGTTAGATCCTCATCTGGACTGCCATGAACGGATCGGTCGCCGACGGGGCGATAAGCACCACGCCGATGACAGTCGTGCCGGTGTTCGTCAAGAAACCATTGTCTGACGAGTACACCAGGTTCCCTGCCTCCCACGTGACGTCGGTTTCGTACAGGTCGGTCGTGAAGACCGAGCTTGCACCGTGCAGATACACACACTTGCCGCTGCCGACACCCGAGGATGACTCATACGGGTACCCAACCGCATTGTTCAGCACGATACCGACCACGTTTCTGGATGCCGCTGTCGCCTTCACCACCGTGCCACTGGTTGTTCCAACCGACACGACTGAACCTGCAAGC